GAGATGTTTTAACTATAACAGCTACAGACACAAATACAAACAATTATGTAACAGGAGCATCACAATCAGGAGGTACATTAACATTAACAAGAACCGGATTAAGCACATTAACTGCTACAGGATTTACTAACGCCTCTAACACACAAACGTTTACAAATAAATCTGGTAATATTAGCCAATGGACTAATAACTCAGGTTATATAACCTCCGCATCTTTACCAACAGTAAACAATGCTACAATAACAATAGCAGCAGGTAATAAACTTAGTGGTACAGCTGCGTTCACAACTAATCAAGGTTCTAATGAAACAATTACATTAGGACTTGCAAGTAATAACATATCACAGTTTACAAATGATTCTGGTTACACGGGCAACGTTGGAGATATAACTGGAGTTACTGCTGGTACAGGTATGTCAGGAGGAGGAACAAGTGGTACGGTAACATTAAACTGTACTGTGCCTGTTATATCAAACAACACACAAATATCAAATGGTAGAGGTTATGTTACAAGTTCAGGTGTAACCTCAGTAGGCGCAACAGCACCTATTACATCAAGTGGTGGAACAACTCCAACTATTGGAGTTACTACTGCAACAGTAAACTTAAGTTCATCAAACTTAGCAACTGGCGCACAAATACAAACAGCTATCAATACTGCTTTAACAGGAGTGTTACAATTTGAAGGTACATGGAACGCTAGTACAAACACACCGACGCTTGCGAGTAACGTAGGTACGTCAGGAGATTATTATATAGTATCGGTCGCAGGTAGTACAAACTTAAATGGTATTACAGATTGGGCAGTAGGTGATTGGGCCGTATTTGGAAACACAACATGGACAAAAGTAGATAACACAGCGGTAGGAAGCATGTCATCTTTTATTGTTAAAGAAGGTAATGGTACGGAAACAAGCACTGTTACAAATGGTGAAACAGTAACTTTTGCTCAAGGTACTGGTATACAGTCAGAACTTACTTCTACTTCTAGTGGAGGAACATTAACTATAACAAACACATCACCTAACATAGTTCAAACAACTATAACAGGTAACGCAGGTTCTGCTACTGTATTGCAAACAGCAAGAACTATAGCTGGTGTAAGCTTTAATGGTTCAGCTAATATATCATTAAACAACAATGCTATTACAAATGGTGCTGGGTATATAACTTCAGGATCACTACCAACTGTTAATAACGGTACACTTAACATGACCACTAGTACAGGTCTTGATGGAGCTGCAACATTTACAGCTAATCAATCTGGAACCTCTACGTTTGCTGTTACATTAGATTTAACTGAAATAAGCTTAGGTGCTGGTTTAGATTCAACAGCAACAGGATTAACTTTAGATTTATCTGAATTTACAGATATGACAGCAGGTATGACTGCTACAGACGAGTTCATTGTATTAGACGCTGGCGCAGAACGTAGAAAGGCTGCGGGTGAAATAGGTAATAGTATATTTTCTAATACTGCTGGATATATAACATCCTCTTCGCTTCCATCTGTTGGTAACGGTCAAATAGACGGAAGAACTTCAGGTAATGGATTAAGCGGTTCTATGGATGCTACTGCAAATCAAAGTGGTAACACTACATTTACAGTAACTTCAAACGCAACAACTGCTGCAACAGCAAGTACTATTGCTTATAGAGATGGTTCTGCTGATATTAGTGCAAGATTATTTAGAGCTAATTATGCTAATCAATCCACAATATCTGGAGCAATAGCTTTTAGAGTTAATAATTCATCAGATAATTATACACGATATTGTAGTAGTCCTTCTGCTATTAGAACTTTTATTGGTGCAACTGATAACGTAGGTGATATTACAGCAGTGATAGCAGGCACAGGATTAAGTGGTGGTGGAACAAGTGGTTCAGTAACTCTTAACAATACAATTACTAACAATAACCAATTATCAAACGGCGCAGGTTACATAACGATAGGTTCGGTTGCTATAACTTCTAACGGATCAACACCAAGTTTAGGTTCAGGAATATCTGCCGCTGAGATAAGATCTTTAATTGGAGCAGGTACATCAAGTACTGGAGGTACAGTAACAAGTGTAGCAACTACATCCCCAATATTAGGTGGTACTTTTACAAATTCAGGCACTATAAGTCACGCTACATCAGGCGTTACAGCTGCTACATATACTGCGGCAACTATTGCTGTAAATAGTTATGGTCACATAACATCTGCATCAAGTAACAGTATTCCAACAAACAATAATCAGTTAACAAACGGCGCTGGATATATAACATCTTCATCACTACCGGGTTCTCCAGGCAATGGTACATTAACAGTATCTGCTGGAGCTAATTTATCAGGTGGTGGCACATTTACCGCTAATCAAAGTGGTAATACAACTATATCTTTAGCTGTTACAGGTATTACATCAGACACAGGAGTTCCGGCTATATTATCAAACGGTTCAACTCCTTCATTAAACTCAGGTATATCAGCGGCTGAAGTAAGATCTTTAATTGGAGCTGGAACATCAAGTTCTGCTGGTGTAACAAGTGTAAACTTTAAAACCGACGGTACAGCGTTAAACGTAGATTCAAATACAATTACAGGATCTGGTACAATGACCGGTATATGGCAAGGTACTTCTGCACAATACGTTAATGGATTAGGTGATTTAACTACATTCCCATCTATACCACAAGGTGATATCACAGGAGTTACTGCGGGTGCAGGAATGAGCGGTGGTGGCACAAGTGGAACTGTTACATTGAATTGTACTATTACTAATAATAATCAACTTACTAATGGTGCAGGATACATAACAGGTGTTACAGCGGGAGTAGGGTTGAGCGGTGGTGGAACATCAGGTACTGTAACATTAAATAATACAATAACTAATAATAATCAGCTTACAAATGGCGCTGGATATACTACTTACAGTGGTTGGACTGCTAGTGCAGACAGTGGAAGCGCTAGTGTTGATAGCGGTGGTACGTTAATATTTGATGGTGGTACTCAGCAAGGTATAACAACTTTAGCTAACAACTCTGGATCAGGCGGGACAATTAGTTTTAGTTTAGATATTGGCAACTTAGCTGTAGACACAGGAGTACAAACTTCTGATTTCTTAGCGTTAGATAGTAGTATAGGCACTAGAAAAGCTACAATAGCAACTATTCTTGCCCTAGCACCACAAGGCGATATAACTAATGTAAGTGCAGGAGATGGTTTATCTGGTGGTGGTTCAAGTGGTTCAGTTAGTTTAGCAGTAGACAGTACAGTCGTGAGAACAACAGGCAATCAAACTATAGGAGGTAACAAAACATTTACTAATGATATCATTGTTGGAGCTGGATCTAGCGTTATATTAGATGATCAACCAACAGCAAGTACATCAACTGGAAATGGTTTTGTAGTTAACTGGTCAGTTTCGACATCGGTTACAGCAGGTACTGCATATGTTGTTAAAACAGATGGTGGTTGGACAACGACTGATGCTGATTCTGAAGCTAAGTCAACAGCTATGGCTGCTATAGCATTAGGCTCAAACGCTACTGCAGGTATGCTATTACAAGGGTTTTTCTATAAAGCAAGTCATGGATTTAATATTGGCGAACCTTTATTTATATCTAATACAGCTGGCGCTTTGACAAACACACGACCAAGTGGTAACAATGATTACGTAAGAATAATGGGTTATGCTACAAGCACTAATTATATATATTTTGATCCAGACAAAACTTGGGTTAAAGTAACTACATAAAATATAAAACATGGCAACAGTAAATGCAACTAAATACGGTATAATAGCAAGTAGTTTTGGCACTAGCTTTACTACAGCTAGACAAACAGGTAACACTGCTTCAAACCAAGGTTCAGGTCAATTTACAGCTGTATTATCTGAGCGCAGTACCGGTAAAAATGGAGTTGTATATAGAATATCAAGATATTTTATGGCTTTTGATTTATCTGCGTATACTGGCCAAACTATAACAAATTTAACCTTAACTTTTAGATCAACAACAAATACAAGCTCAGGTGGTTTTGAGATTAAACTTTTAAAACATACAGCACAAGGTAGTGGAACTACTTTCGTCAACGCAACTACAAGTGAATTTTATTCAGACGTAGATTATAGTACAAGTTACGGTACAGGTTTGCCTTATTTTAGTGACGCTAATAGTGATAACACACAAACGCTTAGTTCAGGCGCAATGACAGATGCTAGTTCTGGTTCATTAAGAGTTGTTTTAGTACAACTAGATAATGATGCTAATAACTCAGCGCCATCATCTGATGGTAGTGATAAAGGTGTAATATCTACGTCTTCTTCTATTCAAAGTGGTTTTATACCTTATTTAACTTTTACAGCAACACCTACTGGTTGGGGTGACGGTGATGTTAATGGAGTTCTTAACGATGATATTAGCAATGTAAACAATGTAAGTAAACTTAGCATAAAATATGTAAACAATGTTAATGCTCCAGGTTTCCCACTTATCATACGCGGTGGTTCTATAACAGGAACTCCTCAAAAGGTTTACACAAGTGTACTTCCAACGTATAATATTACTAATGGTGATATTGTATATGAAGACGCAGGTTTAAGTTCACCTTTTGATGGTGACGATACTTTTTATTGGGTTGACCCAACTTGTAGTATTTCTGCAACTGCGTACGCTGATATAGATAACGACGGTGAGTTAAGCAATAGATTTTGCATTTCACCATAACAAGTAAAATAAACCAAAAACAAGTGATAATACAAGTATACCCTGCTCGGGAAGAGCGACAACCAAATAATAATTTAAACAACCAAACAAATGACCTTTTTTTACCAGACTCAAACGTGGAATAGTCAACCACAAATTGTAAGACAAACCAAAGACCTTTGGACACACTTATCTCAAAAGAAAAACTGGAGAATAGTACAGCTTCCAAATGGTTTTTACCAAACCGAACACAAAGAAATAAACAAAGAAGAAGTATGGCTTGATGTTACACGAAGGGAAACCTTAGAAGGAGCAGAGCAAGCTATTGATTCGTCTATAGAGCACTATGTTAAAAAACTAGAATTCTTAAACGGACCAAAGGTAGTAAAAACCTTTAAATAAAATCAAATAATCTAATTTAATCTAATCAAATATGACTGACGCAATTGTCAAAAACCTTAACTTCGGTGAAGAAGCCAAAGTTAATGTATTTAAAGGAATAGAAAAACTTACACAAGCTGTTAGCTCCACACTTGGGGCTAGCGGTAAGTGTGTTTTACTAGAAGATGGAACTGGTAATCCAGTTATAACTAAAGATGGTGTAACTGTAGCAAACGCTATAATACTTAGAGACCCAGTAGAAAATATGGGTGCTACACTTCTAAAAGAAGCAGCTAGAAAAACAGTGCAAGAAGCAGGAGACGGTACAACAACCGCTACTGTATTAGCGCACGCAATATTACAAGAAGCTTATAAAGTAAATATTAATTCTAGAGATTTAAAAAAAGGAATTAATGAAGCTGTTAAAAAAACAGTAAATTATTTAGAAAAAGTTTCTGTAGATGTTAAAGGAAACATGATAGACCATGTTGCTACAATATCTACTAATAATGATAAAGAATTAGGTAAAATAATTGGTGACGCTTTTAGATCAGTTGGAGAAACTGGTGTAGTAATGATGGAACCAACTCAATTTAATAAAACCGAAGTAGAAATTGTTGATGGAGTACAGTATGAAAAAGGAATTACAAATTCTCATTTTATAACTAACCAAGCTCATAAAACTTGTGAACTTGAAAACCCATTAGTATTACTAATTGAATCACCAGTACAAAGCATAAGACAAATACAGTCTGTTCTAGAATATGTAATAAAAGTTAACAAACCTTTACTTATTATAGCAGATTTAGATGAGACAGTTATAAGTGCTTTAGCTATGAACAAAATGAAGGGTAACATAAAAGTTAATGTTATTGATGCTCCAACGTACGGAGTTAATAAAAAAGACATGTTAGACGATCTTGCTTTATTAACTGGTGCTACTGTTATAAATGAAGACTTAGGAGATGATATGGATTCTATACGACCTGAGTACTTAGGCTTATGCTTAAAAAGTACAACTAGTACTTTAGAAACAATTATTCAAGTAGATGAAGCAAACGACGAAGTTAATGAATTAATTCAAGAAGTTAAAAAAGAACTTAAAAAAGATTTAGACAGCCATAGTATAATCAAGCTAGAAAAAAGACTAGCAAGATTATCAGCTAAAATAGCTATAGTAAAAGTAGGTGCTAATTCTGATATTGAATTAAAAGAAAAGACAGATAGAGTTGAAGACGCTATTTGTGCTACTAAGGCTGCGATAAAAGAAGGCATAGTTCCAGGCGGTGGTATAGCTTTACTTAACGCTTCAAAATATATAAAAGCCAAGTCAGAGGGTGAACAAGTTCTCCTAGACGCTATTAAGGCTCCTTTTAAGACAATATTAGATAATGCTGGTATAATAGACTATGCTGAACCTAAAGCTAAAGGATATGGATTAAACGTGGTTACGGGAAATATGGTAAATATGATTAAAACAGGTATTATTGATCCTCTTTTAGTTACAAAAAGTGCCTTACAAAACGCAGCTTCAGTAGCTACTACTATTTTATCAACCGATTGTGTAATCAATAATTTAAGGATAGATGAAAGCAATAGGTAGAAATTTAATAATAGAAAAAACAAAAGAAGGAACTACTAAAACAAAAGGTGGTTTACTTCTTGCTGAATTACATAGAGATGATATTAGATACACAGAAGCTAAAGTTATATCTATAGGTTCTGCAATTACAGGAATAAAAGAAAACGATAAAATATTCTTTGACCGCCATGCTGGTCATAAAATACAAATAAAAGATAATACATATCACGTTATTAAAGAACAAGACGTGGTCGTTGTTTTATGAAAAAGCTATCAGCAAGAGATGTAAAAGATCTTAATTTGCTAAAACATTATCGTATAATACGTAAATGGGCTTGTAAAAACAACGACTTAAATGATGCAGATCTTGAATTATTGATTTATTTTGATTGCATGGATCTTTTTACTAAGCATGATTTTCAAATAGGTACATATTCTTATAGTTGGGATAATAGGCGCTGGAACAGATTACTTAAAAACGACTGGATAGTCGTGTGGCGAAAACGAAATAGAACCACTCAAAAGTACAACATCTATAAAGTTTCATTTAAGTGCAAGCAACTTATAAGTAGAATGTATCGAATCATGTTAGGTGAAGAAGATATACCTTTTAGTGAAAGAAGAAATAAAATAATAAACGGCAATAGTTATACAGATAAAGTACTGACACAAGCTATCTATAACGTAAACAAAGATAAAGAAAGATAAAATGGCAAATGAAAACCCATATCTAAACGCAAATCAATTGCAGGTAAGTTATAATGATCAATTAAACGATTATAATAAAAATTTATTTGGAGATAGTGTAAAGTTTGGAGCTCTTCAAAATACTAAAAAATCAATAGCAGAAGTTAGAGAAAAACGAGAAGCTTCTTTTGCTCAAAGTGAAAACGAAAGATGGAATAAACCAAATACGCTTGCTGATGCTACTTCTAGTTTGGGACCAATGATACCTTTAGATACAACAAAACCAAAAGGCGACGCTCTTGGTGATGGATTAGGAAATAATATAGTTGCTGATGGTAATAACAACGCTTTCAAAAATAATGCAACAAACGCGGCTGCAAACATGTATGGTACTAATATAGAAAATTCTTTTGATAGAGAAATACCTCCTGTAACCGCAATCGAAACAAATCAAGATACAACTGGTATGAATAGTTTATATAACAAAACAATATAATAATTATGCACAACAACAAATACGATCCTTCAATGGAAAAGCTAAAACCTGGTACTAAAGTAGGAGTAGTAGGTGAATCTCATATATGGGATGGACCATTAGACCAAACTGATAGACCTCATGGGTCAGGCTCTAGTTCTGGTATAACAGGTATGCAAATACTAAAAGCACCAACACCTTATCAAAAAGGTCCTATAACAATGAGAGCTCAAGGTAAAATATAGCTATGAGTTCCCCATTTTATAAAACAGGCTGGATTCAAGACGTGACTAAAGACATAAAAAAACGAGGCACAGAAGGTGTTTGCACCGGAGATAAGTTTGGTGGACCAACTTGTCCTCCAGGAAGTAAAAGATATAATCTAGCTAAGACATTTAAATCTATGGCTAAAAATAAATAATTATGGGACTAGGAATTATAGGTAAAATAATGCAAGATAACGAAAAACAGCATACATATTCAGCAGGAGAAGATAAAAATGCTGATGAAAATCCTGGTTATACGCAGTGGAGAAATGATAATAAAAAAATGGATGATAACCAACAAACTTTAAATCAATTTAAAAAATTTAAAGAAAATGAAAAATCAAATGCATTAGAGTCTGATTCTATGCTTAACATGAATAGTCCATTACACGCAGCAACTACAACTCCTACAAGAGGTAATTACGAAAACCCTGCTTTTATTAGTCAAGGAAACGCTCTTAACATAGGGGCTAAACAATTATTAGATACTTCTACTCAATCTTTTATAGATAATTTACCAAGTGATGAGGAAAAAGCTCAAAACAAAGCTGATCGCTTAGGAAGAAGAGCTGATAGAATGGATAAAAGAGCTGTAAAAAAAGAAAAAAGAGTTAACAAAAGAGTTGATAAAAGAGATATAAGAAACATGGGTAATCCTGGAACAGGAGACAGTACAGACCCTTCATACGCTAAGATTAATCCTTATGCGCCAAATGATAAAGTAAAAGCTTATAATGCTAAAAGTGAAAGATTAAGAAACGAAGCAGGAGATAAAAGATCTAACTTAGAGGCTAGATCTGATAAAGTTCAAATGAAAGCAAATGCTTCACAGCTTGTTGCTGATAATTTAAAGAAAGTACGCTTAGGTAATACTTCAGGTAATATGTTTTCATTTAAAAATCAAAGTTTTCAAACTCCTAAAATAACTTACAAGCCGTTTGAAAATCTTAGAATTGGACTAACTAATAAAAAAACTAAAAAATAAAATAATGCTAAAAGGACACTACGGTGAATACACCGGAAACGCAAAACATTCAAGAAAACAAGAAATGATTCATGATCGTGAGTTAATCTACGATGCAAAAAAACAATTACATCATGCGGATCAAGACTATAAGCATGACTCACCTGCTAAAGCAATAGACCCAATGTTTAACGGTAAGGCTGGTGTACAAAAAGAAGATTTTGAACAATATAAATAAAAAAATAACTAAATAAATAATTAAAAATGAATTACTCACCAATAACAAATCAAAACAAAGGCTACGAATCAGACGGTCAAGAAAAATCAAATTTAATGAATGATAATCCAATAGCTTCAAGAGCTAGCGGTGGAACATTTATGTCACAGCATACCCAATCAGGAATGGGTGGGACACCTTTAATGCAAAAATACGGTGGCAATAAAGGCGATGAATCTAGCAAAACAAAAATAAAAGTAAAGGAATTAAAAGCTGATTCTAAAAAAGATTATTAATAAAACAGATAGGACTGTACAAACCTAAATAACATATACTAACAAACCAAAAAAACAAAAAAAATGTCAAAATTTATTCAATTCAACGTGCAAACAAGCGGAGCTGTTCAACCAGCTGAACCAATTGCACCATTATTAATTAACGTAGAAGATATTGGTTCTTACGCCGCGGCTGGAATTGCTGCTGGAGTAAAATCTTTAGCAATTATATTAGACGGAAGATATGCAAGAGCTGCTGCTGGCGCTGGTGTATCAGGTCAAATATTAACTTTAACTTTTTCAACTTCTACTTCTGCTGCTGCTATTCCAGCTCTTGTTGATGGACAACCAAATCCATTTGTACAAGCTTTAGTTGCTGCTATGAGTCAAGATGTTCCTGGTGTAGCTGTTTACCAATTAGGTAATGATCAGTCAATTCTTGCTGCTAATCCAAATGGAGTGCAAATGTACATCAGATCTGCTGTACTTAGCTAGTGGATAAATCTAAAGGTTTTGGAGATACTGTAGAGAAATTTACAAGAAAAACTGGAATCAAAAGATTAGTTGATAATGTATCAAAAAGTTTAAACATTCCTTGCGGCTGTCAAAGTCGTAAGGATGCTTTAAACAAAATATTACCTTATAAAAAATAATATGGCTTTTAAACTTTCAAACCCTCCATACAATTGTGATAACACACCGATATATCATATAGACATGGAAGATGGTGTAATGGGTAAAGCCAATGACAATGGTTCAATTGTTATAAATAAAGATTTAGACCCTAGTAAAATAGACGGGGTAATTGCTCACGAAAAAGTTCATTTAGATCAAATGGAAAGAGGTGACCTTAGTTATGATAAAGATAATGTAATCTGGAAAGGAAAAAAATACTCAAGAGCTAACATGGAAGAAGGTGCAAAAAACCTACCGTGGGAAGCTGAAGCATATAAAAAAGCATAAAAAAACAAATATGGCATCACCATTCAAACAAAAAACACAGTCTTTTTTTAGCGCAAACAATACCAACATGTTTGGATTAAATGATTTTGCAGAAAAAACTAATAAAATCGTTTCTAATTTACCAAAATTTAACTACAGAGGTAAAGATGCTTATAATGAAGTAGTAAACTCTGGTGTACAGGCGCCATATGTAAAATCCGAAGGTACAGACAAAAAATTCCCGTACTTAAGTTCTAAACATCACATAGGTAACGTTTATAACCCTATGGAATCAAGTATTAGAAATAAAAACGCAATGACAATTGCTGAACAAAATAAACTTGCTCAAGATACAAGGCTTAGAGGTAGTTTTGTTGAAGAGGGACAAGGTACAAGAGGTAGTAGTTATTTTGGTGATAGCTTTAAAAAGCTTTCAGAAAAAGATGCTAAATCTGCCGTTCAAAGACATGAGTATTTAAAAAACGCAGCTAGTCAAGGTGAAGTAGCTCTTGAAGCAGCTTTGTCAACAGCGAAAGTGGCAAATAAAAATGGTGTTATGATTGATGGAAAAATGCCTGTGCTAACAAATTTTCCATTTAGAGATAATACATCATCTCCAAAAAATATGGATGGTACTTACGCTGCAAACCCATCAGGGCAATCAATGGAAAATATTAACTCGTATCTTAGCATGCATGATAGAGCTGTCGGTTCTCAAAACACAGCTGATACTAATAGACGTAATTTTAACGATGTAATGAATAAAGCTAAAAATATACAACCTACTGTTTTTTCAAATTTTGATCCAAGATTTATAGCTAGCACTGGTTTTGATCCAAAATCTGGAATGTAATTAAAAATATATTAATTTATGTAATAATATTAGTAAGACAATTAACTTAAATCTAATATTATGAAAAAATTATTATTACTATTACTTGCTTTTATCACATTAACAGCGAACGCACAAAGTCAATTTGAAGGAGTTTGGGAAACTAAAGTTTCTACGTACAAAACAGTTATAATTGCTAGTGATTATGCGGTTTTAAAAGTTCTTAGTTTTAGTTTTTACGAAGACAATTACATAGAAGAAACTATAATAAAACAAACTGACACAGAATTTACAACTAGACTTTATAATCCAAGAAACGGTTACGAAGTTTTAATTAAATATAAATTTGTAAAAAATACCTTAACAATGTATTTTAATGGAGATTACCACGGTGTTGTTACGTTGAAAAAAAATAAATAATATGAAAAAACTTGCAATATTAGTAATGCTACTTTGTAGCTGTGGAAGTTATCAATATATTCCTAATAGTGTTTATGTAGATGTACAAACATCTCCAGAAGACATAACATCTATATTCACTAGTTTTAACACAGACATAGTACGTATAAAATTCAAACCTTTTAAACCTCGTTTTTACTTTGCTAATAACTATGGTTACTGGGGAATGAGACCTTTATGGTATGATTTTAATTTTTATCAAGGTAGTTATTACTCTTATTATTCTAGTTTTTACAGGCCTTGGAACTATTGGGATTATTATATGATACCTTGGAATCAAGGACCTTTTAATAATCAAGGTTACAATGTGGTTTATAATTCCAGTAGAAGAAACCAAATAAAAGTTAAAGACGCAATGGCTTTAAACAAGCTTAATGTATCTAGAATGATTCTAAATAACAAGCCAATTGTAAATTACAAACCTATTGTAAAACCAAGAGTTAATTACAATAATCCAAAGCCAACTTATAATTCTAAACCTAGCTTTAATAGTAAACCTAGTTTCAATAGTAAACCTAGCTATAACTCTAGACCTAATTATAATTCAAAACCTAGTAACAATTCAACTCTTGTTATTAATAAAGGTGGAAAAATCAATAACTAATGGCTAAAAAAAAATTTAACAAAACTAAAGTAGGTGCTTTTTTAAGTAAAGTTGCCCCTGGTATATTAGACATAGCTGGAGACATACTTCCGGATGCTGGAGTTTTTAGTTTAGTGAAAAATTTAATACAAAAAGATTCTGCGCTACCTGCAGAAGATAAAGAAAAAGCTCTTAAACTTTTAGAGCAAGATATGGTAGAGATGAAAGAAACAACTAAGCGTTGGGAGAGCGATATGAAAAGTGATTCATGGCTTTCAAAAAATACGCGACCAATGTGTTTGATATTCTTATCTATAATGACAATAGCTTTTATATGGGTTGATAGTCATCATGAAATATCTTTTACAGTAGAACAAGAATGGATAGGTTTACTAAAAACTTTAGTAACCACAGTCTACGTAGCCTATTTTGGTTCACGTGGAGTTGAAAAATATAAAACAATAAGTAATAAATAAATTTAAAAATGGGAAATTTTAGTAGATCACTAAGCGTTACGCCAAATGACACAATTAACACGCTACCAGCTTGGGAGTTTATGAATCAAACAGGTTCGTTAGGTAATAACTTAAGAGGTTCTCTTATATACGTTGGAGGTACTGCTGCAGCTTCAAACGTTAGCGTTATAACAGCTGGTACAGTTGGAATTCAAAATAGAGTAGTTTCACTGACATTAACAAATGGTGGATCTGGATATGCAGTTCCCCCGGCTAATCCTCAAGGAACTACTTACACTAGCGTTGTACCTACTTCTATTGGACCTAAGGTTGCGTCAGGATTAACTGTGAATATTACAGTTCCAGTACCTACAACAAACACGTTAGTTCCTGGAACAGGATATAGTGTTGCTCCTTTTACAGTATTACAAGGTGGTGGACTATCAGGAAATATTTTAAGTGTTAATGGCACTGGAGGTATATTAACCTTTGAAATAACAGACGGAGGAGTCGGTTACGCAGTAGGAGATGTATTAACAATAGTAGACGGTGCTGGAATTAATGGTTCTATAACTTTAGTTACAGCGCCTAACGGAGCGGTAACATTAGCGGCTATTGCTGTAGGTGGTGAAGGGTACGCAGTAGGAGATATTATAACAATAGTACAAGCAGGTAGTGGAGGCGATGCTACTTGTACAGTAGATGCAGTACGAAGTTTTTCACCAGTAGCAGGTGATGCTGTGGTGTTTAACAATGTTCCAGTTGGAACTGTATTGCCGGTTTACGTAGACTACGTTACAGCTACAGGTACTACAGCAACATTATTAGTAGCAGGTAGAGAATCAATACTTGATTAGTAAATAACTAATATATAGGTGACTATATAAATAACAAACAATCAATAAATAACAATTTAATCAAACCAAAAATGAGTAAAGTAAAAGAAATGATCAAACCAATGATTACCGAAGACCAGTTAAAAACTGTGCAAGAACAACAAGCTAAATTAAACGAAGCTTTAAGATCAGTAGGAATACTAGAAGTCCAAAAACAAAACCTAGTCTTACAAGTTCAAGAAATTTCTAAAGGAATTGATGTTACTAAAAAAGAACTAGAAGACGAGTACGGTCAAGTGAACATTGATCTTGCAGATGGTTCTTACGTTGAGATCGAAAAAGAAGATGCAGAATAATATAAGAAAGATTAGTATTGGATCTGATTACAAGAACGAAGCTATGCATTATGCTGTAGGGCAACAAGTGTACGGTGGGCATGAGATTTCTCATATACTTTTTGCAGAATCTGATAATTCTTATAATATACACATTAAAAAAAACAATGAGGTGTTGCCATGGAAGAAATTTAATTCTAACATGGCTATATCTGTTGAGTATGATTTAGAATATTAATGAAAAGTTTATTTGATTTTATTATACAACCACTAGGTGGTAAGTATGATAATGAAATTACTATAGGTGATAAAAAATTAATTTTAAATAATAAAATTGAATCATTTAAATCAGTTAATAATTTAGCCATTGTAATTGAAACGCCTAAAGCTTATAAAACTCCTATTAAAAAAGGAGATATAATAGTTATACATCATAATGTGTTTAGAACATTTTATGATATGAAAGGTAAAAAGAAAAAAAGTAGGGGATTTTTTCATGACAATTTATACTTTTGCCAAATAGATCAGATTTATTTATATAAAAAAAATCAACAATGGAAGTCTTTTGGAGATAGGTGTTTTATAATGCCATTAAAAAATGATAACTACTTAACAGCAGATAAAGAAAGAAAGCTTATTGGTATAGTAAAAATAAGTAATAGCTCCTTAGAAGCTGCAGGAATCAATACTGGAGACCTTGTAGGTTATACACCTAATGGTGAATGGGAATTTATTATAGACGATCAACGTCTTTATTGTATGAAATCAAATGATATTGTTATAAAATATGAACACGAAGGAAACGAAGTTGAATATAATCCAAGCTGGGCACATAGCGGTTGAGGAACTTATTAAAGTTGCTAAAGAAGCTATTGTAGATTCAGATGAAGATATATCAGCAGACAGACTTAAAAACGCTGCTGCCACAAAAAAACTAGCTATATTCGATGCTTTTGAAATACTTAATCGTATTACTACTGAGCAAGACATGTTAGATGAAAAACCTAAAGAAGTTAAAAAAGAAACTACATTTCGTGGTTTTGCTGAAGGGAGATCTAAATAATGTACAAGCAAACGCTATATAAAATATTACCTGATCACATTAAGCCTAAAATTCTTAACCGAATGAATAGGTATAACAAATGGGAATATGGATACAATGATGATCATGATATGATTGTTATATCTAAGACCGGACAAATTGGAGAGATTTATGAAATACAAAATCTTAAAATAGCTTTACCTAAGCAAGAAAATGTTTATAAATTTGAAAAAAATAGATGGACACCATTTCATTATCCTAAAGAATTAAAAAGAATTAAAACTGTATTCGACTGGAGAGAGTATCCAGAAGAATTTAAAGAAAAATACTACGACTACATTGACAACGAGTTTAAACGCCGCGAAGAAGGCTTTTGGTATATTAATAAAAATATCCCTACTTATCTTACTGGTACTCACTACATGTATTTACAATGGTCGAAGATTGACGTAGGTCAACCTGATTTTAGAGAATCAAATAGATTGTTCTTTATATTTTGGGAAGCTTGCCGAGCTGATGATAGATGCTATGGTATGTCTTACTTAAAGAATAGACGTTCTGGATTTTCATTTATGGCATCTGGTGAATGTGTTAATATGGC